AACCTATTATTAAAAAAAAGAAATATTATTATAATAAAAAAAAGAAATCTACAGTTACACCAGTTGAAAAAAAACCTATTGGAAGACCAAAAAAACCTAAACAATGAATTGGTTAAATCAAGATTGGGAACATGAAAGTCTTAAAGATGATGTTTATTTAATAGAATCTAAAATTCAAATAGAACTTGAATGGCAACAATGGGAAGAAGAACAAGAATATAAAAAAAGATTACCTGCAATTATAAAAATAATAAAACCAACATTAGTAAATGAGAATAAATATAACACCAGAACAATTTAACGAATTAATTAAAAAAGGTTATAATATTGATATAATATTTTTATTAAAACTGATAGATGAACAATTTGATATTTCATTATTATGTAATGAAAGTATGAAAATTGATTCCATCTATCATTCTTTAATAAGAAAAGGATTAATAACAACTAATGATGATAAATTAACATTAATAGGTAAAAATTTATTACAATTTATGAATAGTAAAAGTACAGGAAAATTAATAAGAAAAAAACCTGTATCAACTGATTTTGAAGAATGGTGGAAAACTTATCCAGGAACTGATTCATTTGATTATAAAAATAAATCATTTAAAGGTACTAGAGCTCTTAGATTATATAAAGATGATTGTAGATTAAAATTTGATAAAATAATAATTGAAGGAGATTATACAGCTACACAACTTATTGCTGCTTTAAATTATGAAATTTTACAAAAAAAAGAAACATCGATTACTACAAATAGTAATAGATTAACATTTATGCAAGGATCTTCAGTATATTTAAATCAAAGATCATTTGAACCATTTATTGAATTAATTAATGAAGGATTTAAAATAGACATTGCTCCACAAAAACCAACAGGAGGTACAGATATATGAAACAACAAATTATTATATTTAATAATGTATTAGATATATACATATATGAAGATAATTGTGGATATATTCCTAAAGGAGGATTTAAAGAATATAACTCTTTAAAAGAAGCAATTAAAGATAGTCCAAGATCAAAAATACATCGTTATCCATCTAAAAACATAAACTATGAGTTTTGAATTATTAAATAAAGAAGTTGAAAAAGGTCTTAACGACTTAAATAAAGGAATTCCAATGGGATTTAATAGATTAACTAGATATGTAGGTATTCGTAAAGGTATATATTATTTAGTTGGTGGTTTAACTGGATCAGGTAAAACATCTTTTATTGATGATGCATTTGTTCTTAATCCTGTTGACTGGGCTCTTTCTAAAGAAGGAATTGCTTCAGGAATAAAAATAAAAGTATGGTATAGATCTATGGAAAGAAGTAGAACATATAAGATGGCTAAATGGGTATCTCGTAAAATATTTTTAGATCAAGGAATTATTATTCCTGTAAATAAATTACTTGGTTGGACTGATAAAATGAATAAAGATGAACATGATTTATTTCTTCAATATAAAGATTATATAGATCAATTAAGTGAAATAATTACAATAATTGATGGTCCAGAAAATCCTATAGGTATAGCTAAAGAATTAAAAACATATGCTCTTGAAAATGGTCAAATGCAACAACTTGATAAATGGAATAAAATATATGTACCTAATGATCCAAGTCAAATAACTATAATTGTTATTGATCATATTGGATTATTAAAACTTACTAAAGAACAACCTACAAAAAAACAAGCTATTGATAAGATGTCTGATGAATTAAGATATGCTAGAGATGTATATGGATATTCACCAGTAGTAGTTTCTCAATTTAATAGAGATATATCTAATCCATCTAGAATTAAAAGTGGTGATGTTGAACCTCAATTAGAAGATTTTGCAGATAGTTCATCAACTCAAAATGATGCAGATGTTGTTATGGCATTGTTTGATCCTATGAGATATAAAGTAGCAGATCCAAGTGGTTATGACCTTGATAAATTAAAAGATGAACATGGAGCTAAATATTTCAGATCATTACGACTAATCAAGAATTCTTATGGTGCTGACGACGTGAGAATAGGTATGGCCTTTTTAGGAGAAATAGGAATGTTTCGTGAAATGCCTCGTAAAAAAGATATTACAGAATCAGACTATACAAATATTACAAATAAAAGTTTCTTTTTGCAATAAATAATTATTAATAACTTTTAGCCCCACGATTAAGAAATATCAATACTAATTTTTAAATTTACAGAAAAATATTAATATGTATAAATTTAAAAGATTTGGTAAAGATTATTCTTTGTTAAAATCAAAAGCAGTATCTTTATTTTATTCTGGATTAAACTGTATTGAAATTGCAAAAGAATTAGGAATATATAGAAAAACTGTAGGCAAGTGGTTAAGAGAAGCAGGTTGTGAGTATTCTAAAGTCAATAAAGCTAAGATAAATTCTTCTGTATTTAATAATATAGATACAAAAGAAAAAGCTTATTGGTTAGGTTTTATATATGCTGATGGTTATGTATCTACTACTTCAAACTTTGAATTATCATTATCTTTAAAAGATTTAGATCATTTACAAAAAAGTTTATTTATAAAGACTCAATAGTTTGTTTAGAAAAAAAAAAGAAAGATTTATGAAACATTTAAAGAAAAATTTATGAAAGTAAAAACTTTAAGAGATATTCGTCAAGAAGAATTTGCTAAAATATGGTTAAGAACAAAAAGAGGTATACTTAACTTATGTCCCAGAATGGGGAAATGCAGAACTAGTATTATAGCTCTAGAACAACTAAAACCTAAAAGCGTATTGATTGCTTATCCAGACAACAAGATTAAAGAATCTTGGCAAGCTGATTTTAAAGAATTAAGATATGATGACAGCATTGTCACATATACTACACATCTATCACTAAAGAAGTATGCTGATCAGAGCTTTAATGTTGTAATAGTGGATTAAATTGGTCCACTTTAAACCAAGTTAATTGACTGGGACTTCCTTAGAGTTTTGTACACTCTCTACAGCAGTAATGACTGTAGTACAGTAAAAGAGACAAAAATTGGAAAATCAGCAGCCAAGATTCCTACTATTGAGTTAAGGAATAAGGTTCAACGACTATCGAAACCACCTATAAATAGGACAAGGGAGTAGAGTAGAGAAATATTTCTCGAAAAGCTTGGATAATTAAAAAATAGTTTATACTATTGTAGTGAATTTCAAAACAATAGTTATGGTACAAGAATACAAAATTTACGCATTAAAACATCCTTTAACTAATAATATAAGATATATTGGAGTTACAGTTTCGTCACTTAATCAAAGACTAAGTCAACACAAATATGCTGCTTTTACAAAAAAAGCAGACATGCATGTGTCAAAATGGTTTAGAAAATTAAAAGAAGAAAATTTAATTCCAATAATATCATTATTAGAAAATGTTAAAAAAGAAAATTGGGAAGAGAGAGAAAAGCATTGGATAAAACAATTCAATAACTTAACAAATATTAGAGAAGGTGGACAAGGAGTTATTATAGATAGATCTTTAGAAAGTAGACAAAGATCAATAAATGCTCATAAAAAATCTATTTTACTTTTAGATAAAGAAAACAATATAATAAATGAGTTTTCTTCTTTAAAAGAATGTTCGTTATTTTTAAATGTTGGGATAAGTTCTATTTCAAACGCTCTTAAAAACAATGGAAGTACTTGTGGATACATTGTTGTTTATAAAAATAATTACAATAAATCAAATCTAATTAGTTATACAGGTAGATATAAAACTGTTTATCAATATGACTTTAACTGTAATTTAATAAATACATACAACAGTATTAAAGACGCTTTTCAAAATGTAAAGCCTTGTAAATATAGTAGTGGAATACAAGAAGCTATTAAAAATAAAGGTGCTTGTGGTAAATATTTCTGGTCAACAGAAAAAATTAAAAATTTTGAACCATATATTAAAAAACTAAAATTTAATTGTAAGATATAGTCTAGTCTTTATGGAAACATAAAGTTAATAAAACGGAGATACATCTATTGAGTGAAGCTCAAATAGAAGTGTGTAAGGACCTGTTCGATGTTAATGGACAGATCCTTGGTTTAACTGGTACATTATCCAGTTGGACAGAAAGAACCCTTGAAGAAGAATTAGATCTTCATGTAATAGCTACCTATCCAATTGAAAAAGCAATTGAGGAAGGTGTTATTGTAGATTATGAGATACATGTTATCAGAGTACCATTGGATAATGTTACACTGCAAGATTACAAAGGAAAGCAAAAGACTGAAAAGAAACAGTTTGATGCTCTAACCTGGGTGATTAATAAACTGCAGAATAGCGGATCTGATACAATGTTTATGCGTCTTGCTAGAATGAGACTAATACAATCATCATTAGCCAAAGTTAAAGCAACCAGAGCGTTGCTAGAGAAACATGCTGATGAGAGAGTGTTAGTGTTCTGTGGTGTTACCAAGATAGCTGACAACTTAGGAATTCCTTCCTATCATAGCAAATCAAGTGAGAAGAAACTCTTTGAAGACTTTGCTGAAGGTAAAGGTAATCACCTGGCTGTTGTGAAGATTGGTAATACAGGTGTAACGTATAAGCCTCTTGATAAGGTGATCATAAACTATTTCGATAGTAATGCAGAGAATCTAGCACAGAAGATCAATAGATGTATGGCCATGGAGTATAACACTCCTGATAAGAAAGCACACATCTATATTGTAAGTACCACTGAACCTACAGAGCTGAAGTGGTTATCTAAAGCATTAGAATTCTTTGACACAAATAAGATAAAATATGTTTGATAATTAAAAAAATTATTCGTATCTTTATACAACTTAAAACTAATATTAATAATTAAAGCAAGTAAACAATGGCAAGTAAATTAGTAGGGATTGTTGGTGCTACAGGTACAGGTAAGTCTACCGCTATCAAGCATCTGAATCCAGAAGAAACGTACATTATTAACGTTGCAC